CAAGTATTGCTGGTCTAATAGAACTTCCCTCGAACTGGGTCAACTGTAATTTAGTTGTGCGTTCTATTATACTCATAGTTTATACCTCGTCAATCAAAATATAATTCAAACTGGTTTCCTAAACTAAAGTTGAAAGTTGTACCAGCTGTGACAGCTTCGCCAGTTTTAACAGCATCAGCTAGTAATCCATAAAGCTTACATGACTTTTTAACTGTAAGTGAACCATAGGTAGCTGAAGCAGTTGAAGCTGTAATAAAATCATTATCTACTGTTAAATTTCCCGCATATGACCTTGTAACGGTGTTTGTGTTAGGGTCAATAAATATTACTGTTGATGGTGAACCAGTGTTACCATTATAATAGCAAGTAATATCTCTTTTACCTTTTCCACTTAAAATAAGAGCCATAATCATACTCTCCTTTCGTTAGTTTTTAGCAAGAACACCGACAGTTACATCTGCGCTCTGTGCGCTTATTTCAACTGTTACAGTTGTTCCAGTATATGCTGTAATTTCTACACCAACACCAACAGCTGAGCAGAAAGGAAGTAACATAGTTGTAGCGCCAATAGCTTCTGTAGCGAATGTAAGTGTAGCGCTTGTCTGTCCAGCTGTGATAGTAGCTGTCTGTAATTCCTCATGTACTATTGGAATATCAGCAACATCACTAGCTAAGCTATCAACACTTCCCTTAACCTCATCAACGGCATCCTGTACATTAGTAGCTGTAAGACCACTATCTGTATTGTCATAAGTAACTTCATCTGCTGGGACAGCACCACCAGCTGGAATTTTTGAATTAACCTCGTTAATAGCGTCTACGCAGTTCTGTGCAACAGTATCGAGGTTTCCAGTACCAACTTTAACAGTAAGGTTATTGAGAGCTGTAGCACTAGCTTTAGAAGCTACCTCTGTCTGAAGTCCAGCAACACTTGTATTAAGTGTAGTAATATTACCAGTAGCTGTAGCCATCTGAGACTGGAGTGTAGAAACATCTGTCTCTGTATCTGTAACCCTAAGTCCAAGAGCATCTTCATCACTCTTTAACTCGTTAATAGCGCCACTAAGTGTCTGTGATGCTGTATCAAGAGCACTATCACCATTCTGAATTTTAAGAGCATCAATATCACTAGCCATTCCACTAGCTGTCTGACCAACTTCATAGATAGCTGTATCAATAGCTTCGTATGCACCGTTAGTATCTGTCAATGGGTTAATAATGTCTGTACCCACATACTGTGGAAGATGATAATGAGCTGTCTGATTTGTATGAGCCATAATCTTATTCTCCTTTTATTATGCTGTCCTTACCATGATTGAGTTAGCTTTCATCACATAGTTGAAACATGTAATTTCAAAAGCGTTAATCTCGTCAACAGTAAAGGCAAGTGTGTTAATTTCATCACAGCTGTAGCATCCACTACTAGCTATGAGTTGCTGGTTTACATCTACATTCCTATCGTGCCAAACAATTGCACCGCTAAGATATTCCCTAACAAAACTGTGTGGATAAGCAAGCGCTTTAGCCTTAACGTTGTCAATCTGTTCAAGCAAGATACGTTTAGCATCATGCAACCATTCACGAATTGTCATTCCCTTTGGTATTGACTTTACTATGATACTATTTAGCTCGTTCACTGTCATACCAAGTGCGTTGAACTCATCAATTGTGAGAGCGTTATACGCATTGAATATCATAACATTGTGAAGTGCTGTCTGTACCTTTTCAAGCTTACCAGTAGTAGAGTCGATAACATAGATGTTTGTTAAGTCGGGAATTTGGTCTAAGGCTTTCTGCAATTCCTCGTCAACGTATGCTTTCATATCAGCTTCAAAGGTTTGATACAGATGCTGGATAATTTCTATCTGCTCCTGCACAATCTTTGTGAGGTCTTCGATGCTCTTGTTTATCTTAGCTTCAAACTCAGCAAACTTAGCATCGATACTCAGTTCAAGTGCTGTTACTCTAGCATCAACATCTTCGAGCTTTTCATCTACCTCAGCCAATTTAGCATCGACTTTAGCATCCTGCTCTCTTGCAAGTTCATCAAATGCTTCTTGCATCTGCTGTATGAATGTACCAACAACATTCTCTACAGCTTCGACCCTATTATTGAGGTCTGTTACACTGTCATTAAGTGTATCAACATTATCATTAAGAGCATTAACACTCTCGATGGTTTCGTTGAGCTTATGTGTCAGCTTGGAAAGACCCTCAAGGTATGACAAACTTTCATCGTAAACAGCTGGTAATACTTTTCTACAAAGTAGACGAACTTTTGCAATTTTATCTACAATTGTGTAAGCCATAACGTACACTCCTTACTTTGCGTATTACCATAAGCCCATAAATAAAGGCTCAAGTTCCCTAATCACCATTAAATCGATATTGAGGAAAGTATCACGGAACTTACCAAGCATTTCCGAATATGTCTCTGTACCGATTTTACCAATATCTTTGTTTGTGTATTCGTCTGTTCCTTGTGTGTTTTTGGAATTGTCATCTGTTATCTTTCCGTTGGCATTCTCTGTGGTTTGTGTGTCCACCTCTGCGTGTCCTACGGTAGTGTCAGCCCTATCACCATCTTTGTTATAGGTTTCCACTATAGTTCCGTGGCTCTGTGTTACATTCTGTTCGTCAGGTGTGGTAATTTCATGTGTCGCATTAGTTAGGTACGAGTTATCACTAACACTACCGCTACTAGCATTAGCTATGCCATTGATACCACCTTGAGGGGTGTCACTAAACAGTGTCCATCTATCGCCATTTGATACAATATCATTTGTGCGAACATCATCGCCTTGTGTGGTTGTTCTTGAATGTCTCAATGTTACATTCTCTGTAGCATCGCTAACTTGCTCGGTGTGAGTAGCTTTGTGGTCTTCGGTGTTACGTAAGTTATCCACTTTTTCATCATCATTGTACTCACCCTCATGCGTATGGGTTACATCGATATTCTGCAAGGGGTCAAACTTGAGAAGTTCACTCTCATAAAGCTGATTGTAGTAGGGCATTATCTCAATCATCTTCTGATTTAGTTTGAGTTTCCACAAGCCTACTGTCTCGTAACCTATCTCCCTACTATAATAGTGTAACAGAATTTTCTTCAAAAGTAAAGCTCTATGGGCTTCATCTTCACCTTTGAACATAGGAATTTTACTATTGTTGAAAATTTTTAGATATGATTTTTCGATTACTTCGTCTATGCTATCGTAGCCAACGCTTTCATCAAGACCAGCATAGCTCTCACAGATGTATCTTACTTCGGTAGTATATTTGCTCATAGTTTACTCCTCTCCACCAGCACGTGTACGCACATCTCTTACCATAACAGTGTCACCATCTTTTTCTGTTGTGTTATCAAGAGCGAACTCGTCATCAAGTTCTCTGTAGTCTTCACGATAATTAACACTTATGTTAAGACCAAACATTTTGTTAATCTGCTCACATCCTTCTCTACGCATTTCAAGTCTGCTCTGTCTTGATGCAATAGTTCCACCCATTGACCTAACAGCTTCGTCAGAAATTAGACGTTCTTTCTTTTGAACATTGAGATTGGATATACCAAGATATGTAAGCGCTTCATTCCATATCTGATTTTTGAGTTCCATCAATTTGTCTGCAAGATAAGGCGCATCTGTTTTGAGTACTTTGACATTATCAGCTAAGCCCATGTTCTTGCTACCAAATATAAATGGCTGGTTACCATCATACTGCATGTAAACGTTCTTCATTGTAAGTCTTTCATCTTCATCAGCTAAGATAAGAACTGGGGTTTTCTGTGCTTTGATGTTTATGTCAATAGTTCTGTCAATCTCCCAAAGTTTTCTTGCATAAAACCACATAGCGGGATAAGCTGGAAGTCTGAGCATATTGTTGAAGATAACTACGCTATCCTTGTCTGTAAGTTCTTTCTGATAACCGTTGTCAGCATAAGCTCTACGATTTTCGGGTACACGATAGAAATTCATCTTACCACTTAATGCACACTTTGTTACGATATATTCGTCAAGTTCTGCATCTTTTGAGAACAATACTTTGCCATCATAGTATAGAATGTATTCAAGGTATCTCCAATCTATTTGGTCGGGTAGTCCATCCCATTCAAACATAGCCATAGCAAGTTCTGTTAATCTGTTTAAGTAGTACAATGCTGAATACTCATTACTGTTAGCACTATCCCAAAAGTCACGGTCAGGTAGTGATCCAGCACCATGTACAATTGGTGATACGCTTTTGTTTCTTCTACTCATAATCTTTCTCCTTTACACTATTGGGTTGTTTACTGAGCCATCAGTTACACTTTGTCTGAAATTACCAACTTGGTCACCATTTCTCCAAAAGAATATACCACCGTCGAATATCTTACCAATGGCTGATTTTGATGAAGATGGCATGTTCCCACTAATCTCAGCATTGTGTGTTTTGATAAAGTTCCAATATTGTCTGCCAGTAAGGTTAGGTGTTTCTACTTTATTTATAGCATATCCATATACGCTAAAGAAGTCATCAATTCTCTTAGCTTCGTCATCACGAATGTGCATTTTATAAAACTTATAGCATAGGTATTCTTTTCCAACAGCTATATTTGGAACTTGAGCACCTAGAAGAATATTTGGTTCATATCTTGCGTCTTTAAATTCAAAAGCTATTTTATCTCTTGCTTCTGTAAATGACAGATATGTTTGTTCTTCATTTAAAACAGTATTAACTCCAGTGAATGCACTTCCTATGGTATTATTGATTGGTGTCATTGGATTTGGATGTTTGGCTTGTTGTGATGAAATAGTTGAACCAGCATTACCTACAATTGAAGATACACCACTTAATCCGCCTTGCGCTATAGCTAAAGCACCTTTTCTTTGAACCATATTCATTTCATAGTTAGCTTTATATTGACCGCCATTAGCTATCCATGCTTGGTACGCATCATAACCCCAACTACATTTTGGGAAATTTTGCATTACAATTTTAGCATCAAAATTTTCAAGTATGCCATTATAGGCACGGGGGTGCATTTCAATATATCCACCGCCAGTTAAAGTAGCATTGAGATTAAACTGAGCACCAGTGCTACTATGAATTATATCACCCTCAAAGTACTCCCACTTATACATACCAGTATCGCCATCATTAGTGGTAATATATAGGCTTGAATATGGGTATGAATGTAATTTATTATTTTTGGGTGTATAATTATCAAATTTACCATCATGTATAACATGGTATGTTTCATTGTTTTGGCTACAAAATTTTAAAGGAAACATAAACAAATCAACAATGTCTGCTTTTTGTTGCTGTTTATCCCATGAACCGAGGGCTTGTAATATCCTATTTTTTAATTGCCCAAAACCACCAGTGGGAGGTTCGGGCAATGGAAAATAGTCATAAGTAGCACCACATACAATGCCATCCCTAATCATTTCATTTTCTTGTGGTTCAGCTGTTGTGCATAAAACAATGTCATATCTACCAAAATCGCCTGCTATACCATTAACAGTAATTTCTGTAAAATCATATACGTCACTCCCTATTGGTTCAGCTTCAAGATTTGTACCAAAAGTATCATCGTTAACATGCTGTCTTTCGATATAACATGGAAGTAGTGTACCATTTTGAATAAACCACGTTTGCATAACATCAATTTCATAGGAAACCAACGCTGTGTTTTCATTGATATATTCAATAGCTGTTATAAAAGCATAGAACCATTTGTCAACAGTTCTATCATTCATAAAGCGCATATAAGTACAATCAAGTAGTGATGTTGCATCGTCTTTGATTTTAATTTGATTTCTTGTATAGCGTGTATAACTTTGTCCTTGATAAGTCTTATACACTTTTCCAGTAAACCAGCTATTCTGAGCACTCTCGTTTGCAAAATAGATGGTGTGCATATATCGGTTATCTAAGTTGATACCTCGGAACAACTGTATCACGCTATTCGGCTGTACGTATGCCATAATCGTCATATCCTTTCTTAAAAATTTAGGGTACACCACTATCTAAAATGATGTACCCTATTGAAAAGAGGAAACCTATAAGTGTGGCAAGCACTTATGAGATGGTAATTGCTACTGTATCTGTCTTTGTCTCATCGAATGTAGACTTAACAGTAATTGTAGCTGTTCCAGTTGCATCAGAAGCAATCTGAACAACACCACCCTCAGTGATTGTAACTCCATCGTTATTGCTCTCATATGTAACAGTCTGTGGTGCAAAGCCCTCAGTAACAACAACAGTTGAAAGCATAAGGTTACCACCAGCTGGAACTGTAGCACTCTCAGGTGTTACGGTTACACTTGTTACACTAGGCTCTGTAGGAACATAGAGAAGTGCATTAGAGAATGGAGATGTTGAGAATGTCTTCCACTGATGGAAGAAGTAGTTCCAATACAGACCCTGCCCGTTCTCAACTTCTCTGAACTCATTGAGGTTATCATAAATCATAAAGAACTTCTCGTCAACGAGTGCAAGAGGAATAGCGTTAAGAGCTTCTTTCTCATCGTCTGTAATTTCTACATAAGATGGGTCATCTGCAAACAGCTCAGCAAGTCTCTCGTTGTCAAGATTACCAAAGCCATCAATAGGAACTCTCCTACCCATAAAGTCAGCCTTATCCATGTTGAAAGCTGATGCAAGAACATTAACATCCATAGATGCGTCAAACTGTGTATCAATGATGATATACTGGTCTGCTTTATCTGTGTGCTGGAACACTCCTGCTGGGTTGTACTTTCTTGATGGGAACTCGATAAGGTTTGATGTACCCTTAATCTTTGTAACGATTGACTTCATATTAGCTTCTGAAACAGCTGGTACAGAAACAGGATAAAGTCTACCATTAAGAATGTTCCTAGCAAGAAGATATTTCATTGTAAGGAACTCATCATAAGATGCACTTACATAGATAGAGTTCATAATGTAAGTAATGAGTTCACCCATTCCACCAGCGGAAAGGAAAGCTCTTGCAAGTTTAGCTCTCTCAATAGTAACCTTGTAGAACTTTTTATAGTTCATAACATGGAAAGCTGCACGTACATCGGGTGCTACTCTCTTAAAGAGTTCAGTCTCTGCTGTCTCAGCATCGAACTCAAATACTCTTACAAGGTCAACAAAAATCTCCTCGATGGTTTCGCCATACTCGAGGAAACCTTTCTTGAACATAGCCCAAGGATTATCGAACATCTTAGATGTAACAGTAACGAGTGCAATTCTGTTAACAAGTGCTGACAGAAACTCATTCTGTAGTGCTGGTACATCCATGATAATCTTACCAATCTGCTTGAGTTCAGATACATCTGTAATAGGTGGTACATAGTCTTTATAGTTGTTACTAGCGTTGTTACGAATAGCATTCAAAATATTGAGTGCATTCGTGTCCAAAGTAACCTTACTTGGTCTTGTAGGCATAATATTATCTCCTTTACTTAATCTACTGGTTTAAATAAATCATCAATTTTGACACTCTCAGCTTTTCTTTCTTCCTCTGTTCGAGTATCAAGTGGGTTATTGTGTTCGTTATTGTCTTTGGAATTGTTTTCGTTGATATTGGTATCTGATGAGTAAAAACGTTCTTTGTACTTTGCTCTCCACGATTTATCAAGTTCGTCTTTCTCCTTGACAACTTCATCGTATTTAGCTTTCCAATCGTCATGCTCACCAGTAATGGTGTCTTTACAATCTTCAATGAATTTCAATGCTTCATCATCATCTCTATCACCTATGATAGCTTTAACTGAGTTCATAAACTCATCTGCATTTAGTTTTGCCATATTATTTCCTTTCTATCTTCTAAACATTGGGTACATCCATATTGGCATTCTTTTCTTTTCTAAGTATGTTGGTGTTGGTGGAACTGGTGGAGTACCACTAAAGAATACTTGAATTATAGCATCATTATAAATAGGAATTATCTGTGACCCTGTAGTTACTGTTACAGCAATACTTTGTCCACTTTGAATTTCATAAGCTATTATATCAAGTAACTGTTCGCCACTCGCTGGAGTGCACGTTAATGTAACATCTTGTCCAGCATTTACTGATGTAGGTACTACAGTAGCTGTACCATTACCATTTACTTGCAAATAAACATGACAATCACCAGTAGCACCACCAGCATATGTATCATATATCTGTTGTGCGTAGTGCTGTCTTTGTCCTAAAGTATCATCACCAGCACCCTCGTATAATGTGAAAACTCTTTCTGT